TTTGCCTTCTTGCTTAAACTCAGGATTCTTAACTAGAATAGAATAACTTTTACTTGTTTTATCCCAGTAGTATGGAATGTTTGTAGGTATTGTTTGCGCTTGACTTGCTGCGTTTTCTAATCCTTTGTAGCTATTTTTTTGATGTGCTGTACCGCTACGTAACTTTATTTCTATTATCTTATCTCTTATCTTTTCACTTACCCTGTACTGACCACCGCTATTCGGTTCTAATCCTACTTCCCTAGCTTGTGCCTCAGTTGCTCGTATAGTTTTCTTCCCCATTTAATTATATTTGGTAAAAATCTTAGCACTAAAATAGTGATTAATATCGTTAACCAATTAAAACGCAGCCAATTTAAAAAATCAGACTGCCTTTCTCTTCTCTCTTTTCGGAATTTTTCATTACTTAATTTAAGGTCTACCTTTAATAGTTTATTCTCTAACTGTAACTTTTTTCGTTCAACTCTTTCTTGCTTTAATTGCTCTTTAAGAAGTCGCTCACTTAGCCTCTCTTCTTTATTAGTTCGTTCCTTCACCCACTTTATCACCGTAGTTTCTACGGGTACGTCAACAGGAACTAGAATAGGCTCTCCATCTATAAAGATAGTAACCGTATCTGTAACGTAAATAATCTCCGCACTCATGCGTTTTTTAAGTACTTCAGGGTCTTTCTTTATAGCTCGGTTTACAAGGTCTTCAGCAGAAGCACACGAAGCTAATAAAACAGATAGTAATATTATTTTTAGTAAGTCCAAACTCTGTTCTTGTTTTTTGATGGGTCGTTGTCTAAATGTATAAATGACTTAGATATACCTACTCTATTAAAACCGCATATAAAAGCGGCTGTTATAATTTTGTGTGCGTCTCCTGCGTTCTTACATTCTAGGTCAACCGCATATCCTTTCAAATGTGCGCTGTTAGAAACACCACCAACCTTTCGATTATGATTTTTTGTTCTGTACCCTGAATTTATTACAAACGGTATTCCTGCAATTCCCCTAGCTTCATCTAAAAGCTCTAAAGTTTTTTCATTCATCCAAGAACCTGAACCTTCAACGTCTGGACTATCGAACTCTCTTATTTTGAAGTATTTCATGTTTAGGATGCTTTTTTTAAATCTCTAATCTGACCTTCTAACTCCTTTATTCTTCTCTCTCTTCCTGCTGATATTTCATCTTTCTTACTAATTATTCCTTTAATTTCGGTTTTAAACTTCTCGAAATCACTATGTAGAGCTTCATACTTTTTAGAAGATTCTTTCTGTTGTTCTTCTAGCTTTCTCTCTTGCTCATCATATCTCTCATTCATATCCTCTACAAACTTCGTGTAACCTCCTTGCATACCGCCTAAAGCGTCTCCTTCTGTAACCTTAGCATCTGCCTCTACAACCTTAGTGTCTGCCTTACCCCTTTTTCTTCCAAAGAACCAAGCTCCTAGAACACCTATAGGCGTTATTAAGTTCATGAAGTTACCTGCTATAAATTCTCCTACTCCTTCCATCTTCTTTCTTTTATAGTGTTAATACGTTGGTGGTGTGCTATTGTTTATTAAGTGGTACACAATCTGATTTCCGCTTCCTGGTAATGGTACAAGTATAGTAAACGACTTGTGAGGCTCAGGGTTTGAAGTAACCCCGTTTAACTCATCCCATTTTGTGCTGTTTGCATCTATAAATCCTATGTTAGGACTGTAGCATATAGTTCCGTGGCTGTTCCAGAAATCTTTGTATATGGTATCTAATCCTATCTCATAATTAGCACCCCATCCAATTAGATAAGGAGATAAAGCTTCTGCAGTTAAAGTATCTCTAAATGAGTCTGTAAAGCTAGTAGTGTCCTGACCGAAGTGGATAAGCAAACTATTCATTATACTCGTGTTATTAAAGTACTGTGAGCTTGATACATTATAACCTTGAACGCTGTCTATCCTGTGTACACTATAATTTTCTCCCCACAAGTAAGCTAGGCTGTTTTCGTATGAATAGCTCATACGCTTCTCTGTCAAGTCAACGCTTTTCGAGCATGAGCTAAATAAAAATATTATGATTAGTAGTTTTTTCATGTTATTTATATTTCTGAAGATACGTCAAAAGTTTCTGTCCTACCTAGTGTTCCTTTCATTTCCGAAGTAGCGTTATCACCTAAAAAATAAAAGTCAATAGCACCCTTATCCGTGTAACTTATAGATGCGCTTATACAAGAAACTGTTTTTTCATCACTTCCTTTAGGTAAATCAATATCTACAATAGCTTTCGCTTCTGCTGATTCTAAATTTTTCAAACTGCTCCATTTCCAGCCTGTGATTTGGATTGTTTGTTTTGCTTCGTTTTTTCCTTTAGACATATTTTAAAACATTTGATAAAAGTCATTAACATTAGCTTCAATTACTAATTCAGTTTGAGTCCTAGCTGCACCAAACAAAACGTCTTCTGATTTATAGCCTTTGTGTCTTGCGTTTGTGCTAAATGTAGAGTCTAGTCTATTAAAAACCGAATCTTCGTCAACAAAATAAGAACCGTCTACACCATCTACACCGTTTAATCTAGCGGAAGCTACAGTAGGAATTGCCCCATTACAAGACGTTATACAAATAAACCCACCTGTTTTAGCTAATCCTGTAAAATGCTCTATAGATGGAGTAGCGTAAACAGATAATAGCTTTGATGCAGAATTTGATAAAAACCAATACCATGTGGTAGGAATTACACCAATTATACTAGTTCCAATTCCTACTCTAAAACCATTCGCACCTACAGCATCTGAAAAGACAGAGAATGATAAGTCATCTACACTTACATTAGCACCACTGTTTTCGATGTCAAAAAAGTGATTTACTCCATCGCATAAATGAGCAGGTTTATTACTTACAGGGTCTTTAAGAACAACACCGTCAACTACTATTGGCGGTTGTGCAGACATAGCCGTTTGAACTGCATGATTAACACCGCTACCGCTTTGATTATATCTCTTAACTAAATATCCATTATCCCCCGCAGTATTGCCTACAAAAGTTAATAAATTAGCTTCGTCTAATATGTACTCATCACTCAATAAAATATAGGGTATATCCTGCTCTGTGTTATCTGAGTTTCTTCTAACTCTAATTAAAGCACCGCTATAATCAGAATTTAAGCGCCTAGCATCTGAATAAGCTAGTTTAGCCTCGTTGTCTCCTAATAAATAAGTCCAACCTTCAGGTCCACTAGTTCCTGGAGTTCCAGAACCTACGCTTACACCTGTTCCTATGATTAAGGCATTTACCATAAAGCTACAATATCTGCAGCAGTTGATGTAGCGTATATTCTTGAAACTTGTATTGGTACAAATCCGACAGGCATTGCTTTGAATGTTACTGTTGTACCAGATATAGTATCAACTTTCAAATCTCCTGACGTTCCCACGTACAATACGCAGCCGTTATTAGCTTTCTGATAGTTCTTTGTAGCAGAGGCGTTATACAGAACATAAGCTTCTCCTGAAGCCATTATATCTGTATTCAATACTAAAATTGTAGCACTTTCTATACTTACTACAGTAGCTGCGGTAGAGTCTGTTGTATTGTAAACAATATCTCCTGAAGCTACTCCTGAGACTACAAAGTTTTGTGATGTATCTACCAACTTATTAGACGTTGTAGAGGTTGCTGCAGATGTAGCAATTTTCGCTGGGAAAGGAATATCCGTTGTATTCGAAGGATAAACTTCTAACGCTAGATACCCTTGTAGTTTTTCGTATGCCATGTCTTTTATTTTTTATCGTAAGGTACTGCCTTATTCAATGCTTCTTTTCTTGCTTTGCAGCCACAGTCTTTTCCTGTAGCTTTAGATACTACGTCAACTACTTTCTTGATTCCAGTTACCGTTGTAATCTTCTCAATAGTATCTCCTAATCCTTTAGATTTCATTGCGTTCTTTTAATCTACAAATATACCACCTATTTCTTAGATTTTGCTCCCGAACACTTCCATCTTTTTCTAGAAAGGTTGTTTGGAGTGTTAGGATTATTTTGTTTTTCTTTTGACAATCCTTTTTTTATACCGAGGCTTCTTGCGCAATAACTATCTCCTTTGGAAGTACCTGGCTTTACTCTTGGTCCTCCACCTTTTGCTTTTCCAGCTTGACCGTAGCTTACTTTTTTTCCAGTAGAGGTTATTTTAACCTTTGCCTTGCCTTTTCTTGGTGTTGCCATTAGTATTTTTTCTTAACTACTTTTTTTCCTGTTTTCTTAGCTTCTGCTTTTGCAGCTTTCTTCCCTTTTGCGTTATACGCAAACGTTTTTTTTCCTACTTTTGGCATGATTTTATTTTTTAAGTTATTTCTTTTTTACAGGTACACAGTTGGGAACTTTTTTCCCATTTTTGTTTTTTAATCCATAGGCAATAAACCCTTTCCAGCACGTATTTTTCATTTTCTTTCTAACCATTGCTTATTATCTTGATGAACGATTTCCTTTTTTACGCTGCATTCTAGTTACTTTCCCACCTAGCAGACTTCCTCCAAAACTTAAACTACCTGCAGACGAGGTTCGTTTAGCTTTACCTTTCTTCTCACTCCGCTTTACTACGTCATTTTTCTTGAACGAATTTAAATCTACGTTTACATCATCTAATTTTTCTTGTGTAGTCTTCTTCTTTTTTTTATCGTCCATAATTTCTTATCTTTGGCTACAAATTTACTAAATAAAATTCAATGAAGCGTGACATAATAAATAGAGATTATATGAAACACGGAAGGGCGATAAGATATTTTATGAAAATTAAATATAAGGTATCGGGTGCTGAACTAGACCTAATCCTATTCTTGTCTTCTGAGGGAAGGTTTTCCAAAAGTCACTTTAAATCTTTCAACGAACTACTTAGTTGGGATAAGCATAGATTCCAAAAACTTATTGACGATAAATGGATAGAGATTTTTAGGATATACGATAAGAAGACAAACTCTCGTGAGGTATATCAATTGTCATACGCAGCTAAAAGACTAGTTACGTCTTACTATGACAAGTTAGAAGGTGGTTTGATAGCGGCAACAAGAACTCATAACCCCATGTTTATGAGTAGAGCTAGGTTTGCCAGTAAGGTTTATAGAAACTTTATTAAAGAAATGAACAAGGAGACTCTTACACTACAACGACAACATCTCGAAGATTTATCACAGTAAAGTGATTTCCATCTATTATCATTGTATATTCTGAACCTGCTCTTGAATCGTAATATATTACATCTCCTGAATTTATAACGTCAATATCAGTTCCCGATTCTACTACTTTTCCTTTTTTGTATCTGATTTCTTTTGCATCTGCTCCCGATAGAACAAGACCTGAATCAGTAGTTATTTCTTCTTTTATTTGGTTTAGTACTATGTACGTTCCAATTGGCTTTATCTTTTTCATTTTAATCTCTCGTTTAATAATTCGTTTGCTTTTACTATAGCCTTGTTTCGAGCTTCTGTAATTGTGTTAAAATCTTGCTCATGTACAATAACCCAATTATCCTTTCCATGTATTTCTTTAACTATAGATACATCAGTAGTGAATTGTTTTTTTTCTTCCACTAAATCCCTAAAATGACCAATGCTAATAGATATAATCTCACTACGAAAGAAGTCCACGTAAACACCCCACTTCATAGCATTGGGTTGAGTATAGAAAGCCTCTATAAAGTCTAACATTAGCTTATCGTGAGAGCTATAGTCTTGATACATATTTTCTAAAAACCACTCTTCGAACCTATTTTTACATTCTCCTGTTAATTTCATTTTATTTGTATTAAACACAAAGTAAAGGTAAAATATCCTTAATCGTGTAACATAGTTAGGGTAATTATTTTACTAAAGTAAGCAATTATTTCATATCTAGATATAGAATAAAACAAAAGGTGTTCGCTGCTGAACTTTAATCTTCGTCTAAAGCAAGGTAATATCTAAACCCTTACCGCACTGGTACGATACCAATTGTTTTATTTGTATCAATAATGAGCCGATAATACATAGTAATCGGCTCATTAGCATATAATTTTCGTATAATCACCGTTTATATACTCATAAGCATATAATTAGCTTTATAGTGTTCCAAATACACGTAAACCGTGACGATTTGGAACACTTTGAATCATACCCTTATTCGGGGGTTTTAGATTATGCCTTTTTATCCAAATAAAACGCTTGATACTAATTTACGAGATACAACCTTCCCATCTTCTTTTGTTTCTTCAATACTAACGAAAGGAACAAAAGTTAAAGCTTCAGCTACATTATCTCCTTGCTGAGTTGTAACCTGAACTACACACCCCACATCTTTTATCTCCATTGCTTTAGTACTCTTCATCCAACCTTCGTTTTTTGAAGATGCTTTAGAGATTAACTTGAATAAGTCTCCGTCACCCCAAACTACTAAGTCTTTTACATTTATTTTAGCTTTAGATGTGTCTGTGTTACCTAATGATTTTTCCATTTTATAATTGTTTGTTTGTTTAGATTCTAATCCCTAGACTCGTACGTTCGAGCTAAAGTCATTATGCAATTCGTAGATAAAATAGTTACAGCGACACTTACCGCATTCTGTAATGCCGACCTAGTTACTTTCAAAGGGTCTATAATTCCCATATCATACATATCACCATATTTACTATGCTTTACGTCATAACCTTGGTTAAACGAGCCGCCACGAGTAAATACATCGGTGTATTCCTTACCCGCGTTCTCCCATATCTGTCTCAAAGGTGCTTGTAATGCAACCTTCAGTATCTCCTGTGCCACACTTCCGTCTACTGGTAAATTCAACGCTTCTTTCAATAACGCTATACCACCGCCTGGTAACATCCCTTCTTCTAATGCCGAACGTACAGCACATACCGCATCGTCCACTCTGTCATACAACTCCTTCTGCTCCAAGTCTGTCTGACCTCCAACATATATCACTCCTACCCCTCCAGTCAATGAAGCTATTCTTGATAGTATGAACTCTTTATTCTGCTTCGACTTCTCAATCTTTACAGCTTCCTTCAATTCTTCTACTCTTGCATTAACTTCCTCACTATCCTCAGAGTCGTCCTTCACTATTACAGTGTGCTCTCTCCCTACGATAACCTTTGACGCATGACCTAAATCCTCAAATCTCATTAGACTTAAATCGTCTCCCGTCTTCTCGCTGAAGTATGTTGCGCCTACACTTATCGCTATATCTTGCATCAATTCATTCGACTTATATCCGAACGATGGTACGCCTATCGTACATAATTTCAGCTTGTTTTTCATTACGTTAGCAGCCAATGTGTTAACTACGTTAGAGTTTACAGGGGCTATTATCAGTAACTTCTTTTGGTCTTGGATTATAGGTTTCAGTATCTCTTCAATGTTCAACAAATTGTCTATCGGGGCATCACATACCAAAACATATACGTCTTCTAATACGCACTCGTCATTTTTCTGATTATTCACGAATAACGGACTCTCATATCCCCTATCTATCTTCAACCCTTTCGTTGATACCGCATATGTCTCCGATGTCTGTGACTTGTCTATCGTTACCAATCCATTCAATCCTACTTCCTTGTAAACGTCCGAAATTATTTTTCCTAAGTCTTTGTCGTTGTTTGCAGAGATTGTCGCTACGTCCATTAACCTTTGGTCTGTCACCTCTTCTGACTTAGTTTTCAAGTTCTCGACTATCTGATTGGTTTCTGTTACCAACTCCCGAAGTACTTCTGGTCTGTTTACCCCGTCAATAATTAAATTGAACCCTTCCTTCACAATAGCCTCAGCTAATACTACACTCGATGTAGTACCGTCTCCTGCAGATGTCGCAGTATTATTAGCTGCCTGTTTCATCATTCTTACTGCTAAATTCTCCACAGGGTCTAGTAACTCGATTTCCCTAGCTACCGTTACCCCATCCTTCGTAACTGTCATGCCACCTACCTGATTCGGTGATTCGATTATTACTGTTTGACCCATTGGTCCTAACGTGCTCTTTACAGCGTTTGCTATAATAGTTATTCCGTCAAATAACTTCTTTCGACCTTCTTCATTGAATAAAAGGTTCTTTGGTGTGTATCCTCCGTTTTCCATTGTATTAATTTATTTTAATTCTGTAGTAAACGAATCCTAAGAAACGCTTACGGGTTAAGTTAACTGCTAAACTAACATGTGACTCTTTTAATTCATATACCTCATTTTCTAAGTCAGTTACTTTTACTCTATTATTATGCATTTCTGTAGCAAGGTTAGAAATATACTCATCGTGCTCTTTTGATATTCTATTGTAGCTATCTAAACGCTCGTTACTCTGTTCTTCATAATGAACAGCCTTTCCTTCTGCTATGACTAACTTATTTTCAAGTTTAGCTATCTTTTTCTCTAATATTGACTTTTGTGTCTTTGGCATCTTGTTTAATTGTTTTTTATCCTCAATAAGAAATACATCTAAATTATCCTTCGTGAAGTTATCTAAAATTCTATCGAACTCATACTGCCTTTCTTTCTCAGTCATCTTATCCATTTCTTTACAACCGATTTCGTAATAACTCCTATCTCATCTCCTATCTCGTTGGAGTGAAGAATCAAACTACCATCTCCTATTAATATATCATCCTCTAGCCACTTCTTCTCCTCATTACATCTATAATAACTATTTAACTCTACTTCTATGGTTATCTTTATTATATTTTTATCGGGAATAACACACATTAGAGGTACATCTTCTACTATCCCTCTTTGTTCTGGTGTTATTTCAATCCATCCAGCAGTACGGTCTTTCTCTAATTGCTCTTTCTTTGTCATCCTATTTAGTTTTAATATACCATTCAAAGCCTAAAAACGACCTGCGCTTAAAACTCTTTTCTAAAATTGTAAAACGACACTGAATAGTGTCTTTAATCCTAAGAACTTTAAAGTATTTTTCTTTAATTGCAATACAATTAGAACTCCAAGTCTTAAATAATTTTCTGTAACGCTCAGATTCCAATTGTGATTCAGTAAGCTCTGAAGCGCACGCATTGTACCTAGACTCAAAATCGTGTACCAAAATGTCCCCCGTATCCTCTACGTGTACAAACCATTCCCTAAACCCATTCAACTGAATGATTCCCCCGTTTATCGACATACGTATCAATGAACCTGTTCCGCTAGATTGCCTGCGAACCTCTAACGCCTTTATACGAACGTCTATCTCCTGAAGTATTTTGTGCTTTTCCATTATAGTTCCTCTTGCTTTAATGCGTAATACAAATTCTGCAACGTATGAACGTACTCTATAACCACGTCTTCATCTAAACCTAACTCAAACTTGTTGGGATTCTTAGTAGTGCTCAAATATATAATGAACCCGTTCTTCTCATACGCAGCACTCATTATGGTTTTTCTAACCTCAAATCCGAACTCTACCAACCACTCTTCTGTTAAAGTAACAGGTCCTGTTATTATAAAATCTCCATCAGCTATAGAGTATTCATAAATCATCTTAGCCGTAACCTTAAAGTTACAAGGGTACATATCCCTGTCCGAAGGTAAAAGACCGCTTACTAAGTTCCCTGTACGTAATTCTGTTGATTTCATATCTACCCCTATTTATCCCCCAATGAAAAAAGAATCGTAACAGGCTGAGGTAACCTTTTTCAGATAGCTAATTAAACTTCGCTACGATTACCCCAAATATAGGACATTACTCTTATACTCAGGATATATCAACTACTTTATTTATTTAAACTCCGTAAACTTTTTTTAGATAAATGAAATTACTACTATTAAATATAATGTGACCTTTAGGTAGAAACTCCTCTAAGTTCATTAATAGCATCGT